ACGGGTAAAGTTTGGTTAGATTTGTTGAGTTTTAATAAACCGTTGACTCCAAGTTTTATGTCAGTAAATAGAAAAGACGTTTATAGCGTTCCAGAAGATAAAGAAAGAAAATCTGAATAATCTTTATTTACGATCATAATAAACCTTTTAATATATATTCATATGATATCAGCTTACCAAGAACAAATATTTTTCCATTACATTTTGGGTAATCAATTATTTTTAAATGTATCAAAATCAGATTATTTTGCAAATCAAGATATTAGAGAATTATTTGACGTTGCAAAAGAACACGCCTTAAGATATAAAGAACCACCTTCAAAAGATCAAATGGTGGAACTTATCAGAATCAAGGGACTGGGAGAAAAATTTAGCGCAGAGCAAATTGAAGGTCTTTATAATACTAAAGCTCTTTTAGGGCAATATGATGATGAATGGTTAGAGAATAATGTAGGGCCATGGATTCAAGTTAGAAACTTGGATAACGTAATGAGAAAAGCAATTGCTTTTATGAAAACAACAAAAACTACTGCAGAAAATGCAAGTGAAGTTGTTGAAAAAATAAGACATATGCTTTCTTCTGAAACTGTTATTGATTTTAGTTTCAATTTAGGTTCAGACTTTTTTGATCCAACTGCTCACTTACAAACTAGATTAGCTAGAACTACAACAGGATATGACTATATAGATTTATGTTTAAAGGGTGGATGGTGGAAAGGCTCATTAATTGCTTTCTTATCTGGTCCAAAGGCAGGAAAATGTGTAGTAGGAAATACTAAAATAAAAATTAGAAATAAGAAAACTGGAGAAATTAAAGAAGTTGAAATGAGAAATTTCCATGAAAATATAGCACCAAAAACTGGAAAAACAAAGAGAAAAATGTTTAACTTTTTAAATTTATAACATATGAATAACAAAAAATTTACAGAAGTTTTTAAAACTGATGAATGGGAAGTAGAAACTGATACAGGTTGGGAAGACATAATTGCAACTGGAAAAACTATAAAATATAAAATTTTTGAATTAACTCTTGAAAATAATCTTATTTTAAGAGGCGCAGATAATCATATTGTTATAAATAAAGAAGGGGAAGAAATATATTTATGTGATTTAACTATTGAAGATTATATTAAAACTTTCTTAGGTGTATCTAAAGTTAAATCTATATTAGAAACAAAAGAGCACGAAGAAATGTATGATATTGAAGTAAACAGCAATAAACATACATATTACACAAATAATATTTTATCTCATAATTCCACTTGGTTAGGTAACTTAGCATTAGCTTCTGTACAACAAGGACATAACACTGCTTATATAACTTTTGAATTACAAGAAGAAATTGTTAATATGAGAATTGGAGCAAATATGTTTAATATTCCATTAGATGATTATGAAGATTGGGCCAAAGATCAATCACTCTTAAAAGATAAAATTCAAGACGTTAAACTAGGTTCAGTTGTTCCAATGGGAACTTTACATGTAAAAGAATTTCCATCTTCTTCATGTTCTGTAAATGATTTAAGAACCTATTTGAAAAAAGCTGAAGAAGTTCTTAATATAAAATTTGCCAACATTTTTGTTGATTATATCAACATTATGAAAAATTGGAGAAATCCAAATACTGAAAATACTTACATGAAAATTAAGCAAATTGCTGAGGATTTAAGAGCAATGGCAATGGAAGAAAAATGGGCAGTAATTACAGCCACGCAAACAAATCGTTGTATTTCTCCTGATAGTTTAGTTTACCATAGAGAAAAAGGAAAAATTAAATTAAAAGAAATAAATGTAGGAGATTATGTCTTAGGAGATGAAGGATATAAACGAGTAAATAATAAATGGGTTAATTCTAAAACAAAGACCTATAAAATAAAAACAAAATCTGGAAAAGAAATAATTGTATCAAAAAACCATATGTTTCCTATTAATAATTCTATTCAAGAAGTGTCAAATATTAAAATTGGGGATAAGATATATATAAAAAATAATGTTTGAGATGTCGTATGACTATACATCAATTTAAAAAATCGAAACGCTGCAAAAATATAAATTGGAACATGCATACTGAAATTACAATAAAGTACATTTCAGTATATATTGAAAAATTTAAATGTATTAGTGATATAAAATATTTAATTGGATTAATAAGATTACTAGAGAATGATTTTACGGATATTAATATAGAAAAACGATTGTACGAAATAATTAAATTAGGAAATGATTCAGTATCTAAAAAATCATATATCTTAAGATATGGTGATAAAAATGGAATAGAATTATATAATGATAGAAAAAATAATTTAATAAAAACAAGTTCAAGAGAATATTTAATAGAAAAATTTGGAATTGAAAAAGGCACTAAAATACTTAAATCAAAATCCCCAAATAATATAGAATTATTAAAAATTAATTTTCCTGATAGTTGGGAATCTAAGATAAATGAATATAATAAAAAATTTTCTTTTAGTAATTCTAAAGAAGGATATATTTTAAAATATGGGAAGGAAGAAGGTGAAACTAAATGGCAACTACGCATAAATAATAGAAAACTTTATAATTCTGAAGAAGGATACATTTTAAAATATGGGAAGGAAGAAGGGAAAAATAAATGGGATCGAAAATGTAAAAAACAAGCATATCGACAATCTAAACAATATTATGTAGATACGTATGGTGAAAAATTAGGTAGCAAACTTTCAGCGGAAAATAGTATATATGGTTTAATTCGAAAATATAAAGGAGATGAATATTTTGGAAAATTTTTACTTAAAAAGGGAAAAAGATCAAGAATGCCACATAAAGAAAAACAAATACAAAAACATGGCCTGAAATTAGGTGAAAAAAAATATGAAGATTATATTAAAAAACAAAAATATGCTCATACCTTAGATTATTTTTTTGATAAATATGGAAAAGAATTAGGATTAATTAAATATAACATAAGTAAACAAAGAATAATTGATAATATTCAAAATAATAAAAAAAATAAGAGTTTAATTTCAATTGAACTTTTTGATTCATTATTTAAATTACTAAACGATTCTAGCCAAATATATTATCATAATTGTAATAAAGAAAAATTTATAAAAGATGAAAAAACAAATAAACTTTATTTTTATGATTTCACATATAAAAACTATATTATAGAATTTAATGGAGATTTTTGGCACATGAACCCTAAAAAATATAATAGTAATCAAATTAACAAAAAAACAAAGTTACGGGCCGGAGATATATGGGACCATGATAAATTTAAAACACAATTAGCTATAGCAAATAATTTTAAAATTAAAACTATTTGGGAAAGCGATTATAAAAATAATAAAGATAAGGTTATTAATGAATGTTTAAACTTTTTAATAAATGAATAATTTATATCCAGAAGACATAGAAATTATAGAAGATGAAATAGTTTCAATTGAAGAATATGATACAATAGATACAATAGATATAGAAATAGATTCAAAAAATAGATTATTTTTTGCTAATGATATATTAACTCATAATAGTGGATGGGAAACTTCAGACTTAAATATTACAAATATTTCTGAATCAGCTGCATTACTTCATACTGTAGATGTATTATTTGGAATTATTACAAATGCTGAAATGAAAGCAAATAAAGAATATTTGCTTAAATGTTTAGCAAATAGAGTTGCAGGATACGAAAACACAAGAAAAAGATATTCAATTGATTGGAAATATGCCAAAATTGAAGAAGATAAAGATTCGCCAATACAAGATATGGACTTTCTTGTACATAATACAGTAAATCCACCGAATAATCCAACCCCAAGAGGAACGGCAAGTATTGATACCTTTATAAACCAACAAATACCAACTAAAGATGAAAAAGTTGGTGTAATAGATAATTTACCAGATATAAATGTAACAGGTATAAAATTGTTTTGATGTTTTTAATAAATAGAGATATTAAACAAAAAGAACAATAATATATGGATATTTATAATGAAAAAGAAAATAATATGGCAATACATGAAGATAAAATACTTAATAATTCCTTTAGTTCAGGAGAATTAAATTTTAGAGAATTTACTCAAACAATTAAAGTTGATGGAAGAGTATCAAGTTTATATGATGATCAATTAGGTGATGTTTTAGAGCATAGAACTAAAAAAATTTTAAATGATGAGATTTATGAGATTTTTAAAGATTCTATTTATTATGAAAAATATAAAGTTCCTAAAAGAGTTGATAAAAATGATATGATTAAAATGTATTATTTTTTTAAAGAAGAAATAGCAAAAGTTAAAGATTTTTCAGCAATGGAAATGTTTATTGGGTTTGCAGAATTTTTTCAAATTAATTATGATCAATTATACGGAGAAATAAGAGTTCTTGATAAAGAAATGTTATTAAAAGAATTAAATGAAAAATTTGGGCTAAATAGTAGAATAAAAACAAAAAGATTATTTTAATATTAAAAATCTGGGTTGATAGTGCAAAGGACTCTAAAGAAATGATAGAGAAATTAAAAGAGCATTGGATTAGGAAGCATTTATAGACAACTGATTTAAAATATATAAAATAAAATCCTATGTTAAAAGAAGATAGTTATCCACCTGGATCAAAAGAAGAAGCAGCATTTTTAGTAAGTCAGGGATGGTTAAAGGGAGAAGATGGAAAATGGCACCATCCTCAAGATTCAACCGATTCCCAGAATAATAATGAAACTGTTCAAAATGTAGTTTTTAAAGAAAATTTGACACGAGCTAGATTAGTAAATGAAAGTGTAGAAGGAGATTATCCATGGGATAATGAAAACGATACTAATAAAAACAAAGATTTTGATGAACAAAGGTTTGCTATAGAAAACAGAGATGGTGAAATTGAGTTAGTATGGAAAGATGAAAATGAAGTTAAATTAATAGACTCATTTGCATTAGATGAATATTTAGCAGATCGTCTTAATTTAAATATGGAACAATATGAAGAAACAGGTGAACCTGTTTTGGTAAGTTTTGAAGAATTAGAAGATAATACTTATAAACTAGGAGCAGCATCAGGAGATTATATCACTGTATCTTTTGATGATTTAGCTAATATAACATCTTATTAAAAATAATTAAGATTTTTCTCTAATGTCTAAAGTTTAAAACTTTTAGGCCTTTTTATTTTATAATAGATAAAGCATTAAATATGAGTCCAGCATCTTTTAATGTTCCTCTGGAACGAATTAATTTCAAAAATATATTCTTATTATCTGATTTACACTTTGGTGTCAGAGCCAATTCTCTCGAATGGCTTCAAAATCATAACAAATATTTTAACGATTTTTATATCCCATACCTTAAGAAAAATGTTAAAGAGGGGGATATCCTATTTATTTTAGGTGATTGGTTTGATAACAGACAATTACTTGATATTTATGTTATGAACACATCTATCAATATTGTTATGGAATTATCAGAAATCTTGCCAATTCATTTTATTACAGGAAATCATGATATTTATAAAAAATATGACACTGATGTAAATTCCATAGTGGCATTTAAATACATTCCAAATGTAAGAATTTATGAAAAACCAATAGTATTAACTAATGGAAAATCAAAAATTCTTATTTTACCTTGGATAGGAAACCAAGAGGCAGAAGAAAGTTACGTAAAAGAGAATGATCTTGATTATGTCTTTGCACATACAAATATAACAGGTTTTAAATATGATAATAATTGCCATATTCATAAAGGGGCAAGATTTACAGAAATAAAAGGAATTAAAAAATTATTTTCTGGTCATATCCATAAAAGACAAGAATTTAATCAATTCATTTATATTGGATCTCCATATCATACAAAGCGATCTGATATTTCTAATCAAAAGGGAGTTTATGTCTTTAATCCAGACAAAAATAAACATATTTTTACTCCAAACACTTTTTCTCCGGTATTTCAAAGAATTCCATTAGATACTATCTTAGAATTAACTCTTAAAGAAGCATCTAAGATTTTTCATAATAATTATTCAGATATAATTGTTCCGGATAAATACATTCATTTATTTAATCTAACTAAGTTTATAGATTTATTAGAAGATTGTAATTATAAAAAAATTGAAACTGTTGGAGAAAGAATAAAACTAGATGATGAATTGTCTAGTGTAATAGATGGTATTGATATAAAAGATATTTTAACTTTACTTGAAATGAGTATAGATGAATTAGCACACCAAATGGAAGTATTAGTTAAATTAAAAGTATTGAATAAACGTTATTATGAGAGAGCTAGCAAAGAATCAATTGATTAGCATTTTTCTCTCTTCTTAGGATGCATATTCATAATAAATAATTTAGATATATACTATAAATAATAGTTTTATGAAGAAAAAATATAATTATGTTTATGTGACATCTAATTTAATTAATGGAAAACAATATGTTGGAGATCATTCTGCAAATAATCTTATTGATTCATATTTAGGGAGTGGTAAAATTTTAAAAGAATCTATTAAAAAATACGGTAAACAAAATTTCAAAAGGAAAATTTTAGAATATTTTAATACAAAACAAGAGGCTTTTGACGCCCAAGAAAAATGGATAAATGAATATAATACGTTGAATCCTAAAGGATATAATATAAGTTCTAAAGGAGGTTCATGTTCTAAAGAAGAATATTCTAAGGAAACAATTTTAAAAATGAAACAATTTAAACATACTAAAGAATCAAAGCAAAAAATAGGAGATGGAAATAGGGGGTCTAAACAATCTTCTGAACATATAGAAAAAAGAATGAAAGCTCATATAGGAACAAAGCGCTCAGATGAAACACGAAAAAAAATTAGTGAAGCTAATAAAGGTAGAAAGGTGTGGAATAAAGGAAAACGCACTGGGTCATTATCTACTTATCATAAAGAAAAAATAAGTTTAGGTGTTCAGGCTTCTCTAACTGATGAATTAAAAGAAAAAAGATCTAAATTATTTTCTGGAAAAAATAATCCAATGTATGGAATAATTCCCGAAAAAATAGAATGTAAATATTGTAAAAGAAAAATAGATAAAAGGAATTATTCTAGATGGCACGGAGAAAAGTGTAAATATAAAAACTAAAATTATGGCAATAGTAATCGAATCACCAAACGAAGTTTATTCTCTAGAAAATCAAGAGAGTAAAAAAGTATTTTTAGCAGGAGGAATATCAAACTGTCCAGATTGGCAGATGGAATTAATCGGAAGATTAAAAGGAGTTCCTGTAACACTTTATAATCCAAGGAGAAAAGATTTTCCAATGGATGACCCTAATGCTGCAGAAGAGCAGATTACTTGGGAATATGAAAAACTTGCAAAGGCAGATATCATAGTATTTTGGTTTTCAAAAGGTTCTTTAAATCCAATAGTTCTTTATGAACTTGGAATGTGGGGAAACTCAAGAAATACTGATATTATAATTGGAATAGATCCTGAATATGAAAGAATGCAGGATGTAGAAATACAAACAGTATTAACCAGGGGTTCTGATTTTACATTTTGCAGTTCTTTAGATCAAGTCGCTCAACATGTAATGATGAGATTGTGAAAAAGTATTGGTATCATACAGAAATATGGTGCTGTGTATTATGCGGTCATGAAAAAAGATTCAAAGAGCGTCGATATACTCCCAAACCCAAAGATCCTTTCGAAAGAGAAATCTGGCATGATGATGCTTGTCACGAACATTTTTAAATAAAACATTATGAAAAAAGATAAATTAGTTTTTGCAGAACATTGTATGGTGGATTTATTGTCAAAAAAAGATGTTAATGGAATGTCTGAAATATCCGGATATGATTTATACAGAATTCAAGAAGTATTGACAAAATATAGAAAATGAAACTTAAAAAAATACAGTGGAGAAATATAGGTCCATTTGGAAATAAATTACAAGAAATAA